CAACTTCTGGTAATTTAAAATATTACACAGGTTCTGCTTGGATAGCTGTAACTTCAGGTGGTATTTCAGATTTAGTACAAGATACAACACCTCAATTAGGTGGTAATTTAGACGTTAATACATATTCAATTACATCAACATCAAATGGTAATATTACATTACAACCTAATGGTACTGGAGATGTAGTATTATCTGCAGATACAGTTAAAATTGGTGATACAAATACTGATGCTATTCTTACAACAGATGGTACTGGTGATATAACTATTAGCACAAACTCTGGAACTAATTCTGGAACTGTTAAAATATTTGATGGTACTAATGGTAATATAGAAATAACTCCTAATGGATCAGGTGTGGTTAAATTAGATGGATTATCTTATCCAACTACTGATGGTTCTGCTGGACAAGCTCTTGTTACAAATGGATCTGGTGTATTAAGTTTTGCAACAGCTGGTATAGCTTGGCAATCAGTTCAAACATCTGGTTTTACTGCTGTTGCTGGAAGAGGTTATCCTTGTAACACAACATCAGCTGCATTTACAGTAACATTACCTGCTTCTGCTACTGCTGGAGATACAATTATATTAGTAGATTATGCAGGAACTTTTGATACCAATGCACTTACAATAAATCCTAATGGATTAAAATTGGAAGGTTCAACTTCTAATCAAAAATTAACAGGAGATAGAGAAGGTACTACATTAACTTATATAGATTCTACACAAGGTTGGATTTCAACATCAGGTGTTCAAGAAGGAACAGATAATTTAGAACCATTAACTTATTCAGTAGATTTTTTAGTAGTAGCTGGAGGAGGAGGTGGTGGTCAATCAAATGGTGGAGGTGGAGGAGCTGGTGGTTATAGAACATCAACACAAACAGTTAGTCCAGGAACAGCAATTACAATAACAGTAGGTGATGGTGGATCTGGTTCTACTTTTGGAAGTAATAATAATACAAGTGGTTCAGATTCATCAATTTCAGGTTCAGGATTAACAACAATAACTTCTGCTGGAGGTGGTAAGGCTGGTAATGGATCTCAACCATCAGCTACAAATGGAGGATCTGGTGGTGGTGGTGGCGGAGGTATATCTAGCACTGGTGGTTCTGGTAACACACCAAGCACTTCACCAAGTCAAGGAAATAATGGAGGTGGTGGAATTACTGGAACTTCTGATAATAGACCATCAGGTGGTGGAGGAGGTGCAAGTGCTGTAGGAGTTACTGGTACACAACCAATAGGTTCTGGTAGTGGTGGTGCTGGTACAGCTTCTTCAATAACTGGTTCTTCAGTAACAAGAGCAGGCGGAGGTGGAGGAGGAATTGGTTCTGCTGGTGCAACTGCTGGTGTAGGAGGATCTGGTGGCGGAGGAACTGGTGGTTATAATACTTCAAGTGGTTCTGCAGGAACTGCTAACACAGGTGGCGGTGGTGGAGGTGGTGGAGGTTCAGGAGGAGGTAATGGTGGAAATGGTGGTAAAGGAGTAGTTATATTAAGTTTACCAACTGCTAATTATTCTAATACTACAACAGGTTCACCGACAGTTACAACATCTGGTAGTAATACAATTTTACAATTTAATGGATCAGGGAGTTACACAACATAATGGCTAGTTTTGCAAAAATAGGTTTAAATTCAAAAGTAATAGAAGTTCTTTCGGTACATAATAATGTATTAAAAGATGCTGATGGTGTAGAACAAGAATCTATAGGTATAGATTTTTTAACAAAACTTACAGGTTATCCTATATGGAAACAAACATCTTATAATACACATGGTGGAGTACATGATTTTGGTGGAACACCTTTAAGAAAAAATCATGCAGGAATAGGTTATACTTATGATGAAGATAGAGATGCTTTCATTCCACCTAAACCTTTTAACTCTTGGATATTAAACGAAGATACTTGTCTATGGGAAGCACCAGTTTCTAAACCACAAGATGACAATATATATATTTGGAACGAATCAACATTGACTTGGGATATAATAGAAATATAGTATTTTAAAAAACGAAAGGAAAAATAATGTCAGAAATTAAATTTGAAAATTCATCTTGGAATTTTGAATTAGATCAAATTAATCTTTACGCATTTTGGAATAACGCATTTTCAAAAGAAGAATGTCAAACAATAATTAATATAGCAAAAAACAAAGGTTTAGTTAAAGGAAAAACTAAAGGAGAATCTGACGTAAGAGATTCTAAAATATCTTGGTTATATCCTACTGATAATATGGATTGGGTATTTCGTAGAGTAACAGATATTACTTTAAATCTTAATGAAAAATTTTTTAAATTTGATTTGTTTGGTATTAATGAAGGATTCCAATTTACTAATTATATAGCACCATCTGGTAAATATGGAAAACATGTTGATAGAGCAATAAATATGCCAGTTAGAAAATTATCTATATCTATTCAACTTACTAATCCTGAAGAATATGATGGTGGAGAACTTAAACTATATGATGGTGAAGAAGAAGGAACTATTATGTATAAAACACAAGGAACATTAATTATGTTTCCTTCTTATGTATTACATGAAGTTATGCCAGTAACTAAAGGAGAAAGAAATTCTTTAGTAACTTGGGTAACTGGTAAACAATTTAAATGATTATTAGAAAATTAAATATAGAAGAAACTATTAAGGCATTTACAAATGAAAATGGTTTTGCTTGGGGTATTAATACAGTAATGAAATCTTTAGCACCTGATGCTAGTTATGATCTTACTTCTGCTGGAGAATTTATTATAGATAGATGGGATAGCATATATCCTCAACCTACATCACAAGAAATTAGAGATGAATATATAAGACAACAAACTATTAATGAATTTATTAATTATTTAAAAAATAAAAATATTAATATAATATAAAAAATTTAATGACTTTTGTTAATCATATTTATATTAAAGATAATGCTATAGAACATGATTATTGTAATGAAGTTATTAAAACTTTAGAATCTTCTAATTTAGAAAAATTTAAATTTTATAAAGGATTAAAAACAATAATACCATTTCATCAAAATTGGTTTAAAAATTATTTAGATTCATTAAACGAATATAAATTAAAATATAATTTTTTAGATAAAGGAAATATTAGTTTTTGGAATACAAATAATTTTTGCAATTATCAAAAATATGAAAGTAATGAAAATTATGGATTAGAGCATTGTGAACATTCATATAATTTTTCAAAAAGAATTCTTGTTTATATGTTTTATTGCAATGATGTTAAAAATGGTGGTGAAACTGTTTTTCCACAACAAGATATTAAAATAAAACCAAAAAAAGGAACTATAGTTTTTTTTCCAGCTAGTTGGACACATTCACATTATGGTAATCCTTGTAATGATATAAAATATATTGTTACTGGATGGTGTTCATATTATAAAGAATAAAATAATGAATATTTTAATAGCTATTCCTTGCTATGGAGGAAATGTTTCTAATCTAACATTCCATTCCATATTAAATACATTGCGTTGGTTAAATGATTCTGGACATAATATCAGAGTTGAAACCTTACCAACTGAATCATTAATCAATCGTGCTAGAAATAAGTTTGTAACTAAGTTCCTGGATAATAAAGAATTTAATGGTACTCATTTATTATTCATTGATGCTGACATAGGCTTTACAATTGATAATCTAAAAAGAATAATAGACTTTAATAAAGAAGTTGTAACCTGCACATATCCTGTGAAAGGTTTTTACTGGCAGCAATTACTAGATCGTATCAAGAAGAATACAAATATAGATGAGAAACTAATGCGTGATTATCTATTACAGTTTAATGTTAATCTATATCCTAACACAGAATTTAGAGATGGCTTTGCAAGGGTAAAAGAAAGTGCAACAGGTTTTATGATGATTAAACGTGAAGTCTTTACTACTATTATGAGTAAGTTTCCTAATCTTAAATACAAACCAGATCTAAGAACAGGAATAGAAAATTCTCAAAATGCGTTTGATTTCTTTCCTGTTGGGATTTACAAAGAGAAAGATGGAGTAAACAGATTTCTATCAGAAGATTATTACTTCTGTAGATTAGCTGAAGAATGTGGCTTTGAGATCTGGACTGATCTATCTACTCCTATAAATCATTTGGGTAGTACCGAATATTATGGTAAGTTTATAGATCAAATAAATAGGAAATAATATGACAACAATATTAATACTTATATCTTTAATTATTGGTATCTACATTGGCTGGAAGTATGAGCATGTAGTAAATGATATAATAGAATCAATTAAATCGCACTTGAATATAAAATAGTTAGCACTATATGCACTCCATAACCAATGGAGAATAACATGTTAAACTATACTGACATCAAGTCATACTGGAATAAATTCTTTAATGATTATGCAGCAGACGTTAAGTCTTTCTGGAATAATTATTTAGAAGCAGTAGAAAAAATATATAAAAATAAATAAATAATAATTGTAAAACAATAAGTTATAAAAAATAATTTTATTTACTTATTATTCAATTAACCTTATCTCGCCACTGCCAAACCAACTATAGGAGTTAGCATGGCAAAAAAGAAAAAATCAGCAGAAGATATTATCTATGAGATTAAAGATCTTTTAGATGACTTGGAGCTGAAAATAAATCCTGATGATGCTCATGTAGCATACGAGGATGAGCTAGACGAGGATGAAGACTTTGATCTAGATGACGAAGATGAGGATGAGAATAACGAATAGTTAATCCTTACAGTATTGGTGGCAGCAATGCCACCTTTACTTATCCACATATTCATATAACTAATCATAATGAAATTTTTATTAATCTTTACCATTTGCTCAATGGTTAATGGCAACTGCCTAGACGTAATGAGTACAGGTAAGAAATTTAATACCTTTAGGGAATGCACCATAGCTGGCTATGAGTTTATAGCAGAACAGAATAAACTATTCCCATTAGATCAGTTTGAGAAAGTCAAACCATCCTTTCATTTTGATTGCATGGAAACACCAGAACAATCCATATAATTACAATCTTTAATTGACTTTTTATCCACAACCACTATAGGTGGTGTATGAAAAAGAAACATAAGACTATATCTGCTACAGCAATAAGACTATCTTCTTATGAGAAGTATTCCAAAGAAAGAATGGATACAATCATTAAAAGATTAGATGATCTTACAGCTGAAGTTAAAGATTTAAGAACTGATGTGAGTATGGGTAAAGGTGTCATAGCATTTCTAGTAATCATTGGTAGCATAGCAGGTTCAATCATAGGTTTCTTTCAATTCAAAAACTAAAACAACAAAGGCGTACATTGCGAAAGGCAGACAAAGGATTAGTATCCGAAGCATTAGCTCAAGCATACTTTGCTAGAGATCCAAACCTTATTGTATTCACAGCACTAGGTGGTGTTGGTCCAGTAGATATTTGTACATACAACATTAAAACAAAAGAGTATTGCAACTATGACGTTAAGACTGTGTCATATAGAAAATCAAATACTAAATATGGTCATAAGAATAATGATCGTATAAATAGAACTCCATCAAAAATACAAAAGAATATGAATGTTAGAATTGTATATGTTTATGAAGATGGTAAGATAGTTGTTAAATAACTGAAAGGTAAATATGTACGAAGATTTAAAATCACGAATAAAGAAGCTAAATCTTTCTTCTTTATGATTATGTATAACGATTTAAAAGCAAGAATAAAGAAGCACGAAGGATTCTTAGCAAAGGTTTATTTAGATTCACTTGGTAAAGCTACCATTGGCTATGGTCATTTGCTTACAGAAGAAGATGATTTTGTTGAAGGAGTTATCTATGACAAAGATATATTAGAAGCATTATTTGAAAAGGATTTTAATAAAGCTGTGCAAGGTGCTGAAGATTTATTAAAAGATTATAATATTGCATTAGTGGCTAAAGAAGTAATTATTGAAATGGTATTTCAACTAGGAAAGACTGGTGTTTCTAAGTTTAAGAAAATGTTTGATGCTTTAAAGAATAATGATTATAGTAGAGCAGCTGCGGAAATGTTAAACTCAGCATGGTATAGACAAACACCAAGCAGATGCGAAGAGTTGTCAGAACTAATGAAGAGCTGTCATTAATATGTGGTGGAGTGTAATACCAACTGTAATTAAAACTGGTGCTGAGATCTATAAGAATCATAAGCAATCAGAACTATTGGAATCAGAAGCTGAACGTAGATACTATGAACGTATGGCTCGTGGTGAAATAGAATACCAAAGAGATGTTTATGATCAGCAAGACAAATCCTGGAAAGATGAATTTGTTTTAATCATAGTATGTATTCCAATCATTGTATTATCTTATGCCATCATTAGTGATGATGTTAATATCAAATCTAAATTAGATTTATTCTTTGATTACTTTGGAAGATTCCCTAGTTGGTATCAATGGTTAATCGTTGGTATCTTCGGTGCAA